TACTCCCATAAAGCCTCAACCCGTTAACATCATATGAAGTGATTAGTTCATTATCAATATAGTTTTTTAAAGTTCCTGATCGTAATATTGTTTTCCATGTTCCCGATGTGGAGGTTATTTCTCCTCCATCGATAGTACTCCCTTTTATAGATACTCCGATAATATTTATCGCTTGCAATGTTCCCGTTGTAATAAGATCCGCCACAATTGCTCCGTTATTCGTCATAGCTAGTCCATACGTGCCATTATAACCCGTAGAACTAAAACCTAATCCCCCAGCATTCCAACGCCATATTTTCTTCGCAGTATTAATATCCATCGTGTCCATGATTAAGATTTCTTGTGGATCAGCTAAAGAAGGATATATCACAACATGACCTTTCCCAGGATTTTTGATAATATCCGATGCCTCTTGTTGAGCTTTTTCTAACCAATCAACTTTGTCATTTATTTTTTCTACATCCGGCTGAGCATCATTCAACACTTTAGAAAAATCAGTTCTAGCATCGCCTAACTCAACCGACTCATACTGATCGAGTGCAACGTTCCAGACTGTTTTAACAATTTGTGCCGACGTATTGATTTCTAATTCATTGAAAGCTACTGTTACCCAATCACAGAGATCAATCGTTTCGAGGTTTTTAAGTTGGTCATCCATAACAGAACTAGCAAGATCAACGTAGCTCGCTTTGATAGAAACTTTTGGAATCCCAACATTATTATTCTTGATATACGCTTTGATCAGATTTCTTAAGGTGTCTACATCTTTTGGCTCTTTATCACTGAAATCAACCATTTGTATGCGTCTTTGCGTGTAGTTTTCCACGTATTCGCTATCTAAATAGGTTTCGGGTAACGTGATTATTTTCTCGTCATCACCATTACCGACTTTCGCCCACCCGTAAACAGAGGTGTAGGTATTCTCTATTGATTCTTCTTGAGTAATATCTGTTAGATTTTTCCCGTAGGCAATAATTACATTTTTTTCTATCCCTGCTTGAGCCATGAGTCTTACTTGATTATTGTTGAAAACATATTCCCCTCCAAAATTATCAAGTATCGATCCTCGAACCCCGCCTAAAACTTCTTGAGCATTCTTAAATTTAGATGGGTCCGAAAAATCAATAGATGCTTTAGTAGCTACGTCACTAAAGAAAGTAAAATCTCCTTTGGGCTCCATTTGACTTTTAAGTTGGTTTAATGCTGTTTGAGCAGGAATGTTCTCAGATAGCGGTCCAATTTTAACAATTGATCTTAAAAGCTGGTATCTAAAGTGTTCACAGTATACCGTCACTATTCCATTAATCGGTTTGGTAATTTCTGCAATCTCAAGTCGTTGACTTTGCGCTTGTATAGTCGGACCTGCATCAGCAACTACCCACCTTCCGACCTTCAACTCTTTGAACAATGGTGCATTAACAGGATATTTGAAAGTCAGCTCATACATCCCGTTTTTTTCTCTGGTAACTAAAGGATTGATCGCATCACTTAACGGTCCGATACCTAACGAGGACCAATTATTATTTTTTTTATCGTGTAAAATAATTGTACTCATACGGCTAGGTTCCTCCATCTAGGCTTAATCTTGAACTGATTAATATTAGTAAACGAGATTTCATTTTTTCCTGGTTGCAAGATAATCGGATTGTAGCCATCAGTATTTAAGAAACAATACTTAGACACATTTACACCACCTGTCTTATACGCAATACCATTTTCGCAATCCATTGTAATAATGCCAGTGCCTGCTTCTTTTGCTATCCGAAACTGCTGTCCGTTGATATAGACGTTGCTATCAGCGGTAGCGGTGGTTTTATTGAAAGATATGATAGGTAAACTCGTAAAAATTTCTGGATTTGTTATCGACTGACCGCTAAGAATCTCTCGTTCATCTTCCCCGTCTAGTCGGAAAACATACGGTTGACATTTGACTGTAAAATCAATATCTAACCAATCGCGCCTCAGATCCTTTCCTGACGTTCCGCTGTACCCAAGTGCTTTGTAAAAATATTCATTATACTCACTAAAGAGAAGCGGTTCATATTCACGTGATAAATAAAGCCACCCAGCTATATTTCTAAGCTGCGTGGCAATTGTTTTATCATTTTCTTTATATATTCTTACAGGAAAGTTTTTTTCTATATCCTTTAGCCTTCCCTTATCGTGAATTATGTCAGAACTTCGCCCGTCAACCTCTGTAAAATCTAATGAAGTCTGAGGTATTACAAAATCCATGTCATTTCTTATTCGCATAAGAAATTCATTAGATCGTCTTCCGCGAAATTGAAAATAGGGTAACTTTGTAAAATCTATTTTAATCGCCCCCTCAATTGTCTTTCTGTTAATCTGGCTAACCCTTCGGACGTGTCTTCAATTGATCGATCGTTAGATAAATCAGCGTGTTCAATATTAAAATTGAAGATCGGTGAGTAGGATTTTGATTCGTTAGAGTTATTGATGATTTGATTACCAACACTAGCCAAGCCCATTTTTCCAACTCCTAAAGCTATTTCTGGACTAATTCTTGATAAATTATATCCATCAAACCCCAAATCAAAATTCGTTGATAGACGATCGCCCATAGATGATATATTCTTTTGAACACTTCTGAAGCTAGCATTCAATCCTCTATTTAAACCATCCATAATTGACTGACCGGCTGGGATTAATAATTTTTTATCGTAGGAAATAGGACCCTTATTCGCTTCTATCCAATCCGCGATACCTCCAACAAAACTCTTTACGCTCTCGAAGCCTGCTTGAAGTCCATCTAAGAAACCGTTAATGATTGATATACCAGCATTCCATAAACTATCTGGAACGAATACGCCAATAATAGCTTCTAGTAAGTTCCATGCGGCATTTCGAACATCACCCTGTCTATTCCTGATATTGTCAGCGAAACCATTTATCAGGTTTATTGCAGCATCCATCAATCTTCCTTGCGCTTGAATAACACCTCTTACTATGGCGTCTACTAAATTCATTGCAGCATTCACTATGTCTGGAATCTTTCGAGCGATTCCTTCTAAAAACTTAACAATTAGATTTACTGCAGAATCAATAATTTTCCCAAGATTATTCGCAATGCTATTAACAAAATTAGCTATGAGATTTGCCGCTGAACTAACAATATCAGGCATTCTTGAAGCTAAGGCTTTGACAAAATTAACCATCAAATTTACAGCTACATTCACGATATCCCCCATTCGTGAAGCTATTGCTTTTGCAAAATTCACGACAACAGAAATTGCAGCATTTGTTAAATCTCCAATTTTAGAAGCAACACCTTGAAGCAAAGCAATAAGCAAGCTCATCCCAGCGACAATGATATCTGGTAATCTTTGCGTTAGCGCTTGTAACCATGTAACGATTAAATTTGCCCCATTAGCTATAAGAGTAGGTAGTTGCTGAGTAATGCCTTGTAAAAGTGCATTAATTAGACTGATACCAGCTTCTATTATTTGTGGTAAAGCAGTGGTTAATCCGCTTATCCATGCAACGATGATTTTAGTAGATGATTCTATAATTGTTGGAATTAGTATTAACATTGATTGAGTAAAAGAATTGATCAATTGAACAGCTGCCAATGCAAGCATGGGTAGTCCCTGTGCAATCCCAAGAACAAAGCCTGCTATGACCTGAAGGCCGCCTGAAATAATTCCCGGCAAAGCTGCTGCAATAGCTCCTAATATCCCTTGTAACGCAGTTCCGAAAGAAGTTCCTAATTGCGGGCCATATGTAGCTATCCCTTCAGCTAGTTCCTGAATTGAACTAAAAATAGTATCCATTCCTTTGGAAATATCTCCGCCACCAATTACTTTGGCAAACAATTCGAATGCTTTAATTACTAAGCCTACCGGACCCAGCAACGCAAGAAAAACAGATTTAATAACCTTAAGTCCAATTCCAAAAATGTCAACAGAGCTTGATCCTGATTTAAAGTTTCCAATCAGTGTTTTTACGCCGTTTGCTAATTTTGTCATGCCATTCCAAATAGATTCTGGCAGCATCTCGCTAAATCGATCATGTAGTTCTGCGACGCTTACACTCCAATCATTAAATGCAATTGCTTTAAAGGCTTTTGCTAATAATTTGATTCCTTCGACAACATTTCTTAGACCATTCGCTAAACGTGTCATACCGTTCCATAATGATTCCGGAAATAGTTTTGTAAATTCGTTTTTTAAATTTGCTACACTAACGCTCCAGTCGGAAGTAAAAATAGCTTTAAATCCTTGCCATAGTAACTTTAATCCAGCTAATACTTTATCCATAGGAGCCATTAACGCAGATAGAGACTGGCCTATTTCGTTTACCTTATTCCTGAATCCTTCATTTGTTTTGTAGAAGTAAATAAAACCTGCAGTTAATGCCGCAATTCCTGCTATCACTAGAGCGAATGGGTTAGCCATCATTGCAGCCTTCATCAAAGTAAATGCTGATTTAACACCTTTTATTGCATTGGAAACACTATTTAAAATTCCTATTGTTGCGTTAAATGCAAGAAAACCTGACGCTACAGAAACAATAATCCCACCAAGGATTTTAAAAGCAGTAGAATGCTCTTTCACAAAAGCAGTTCCTTTTTGAATCAACGGAATTATCTTATCCATCGACTTGACTATCGATGCACCGGCAGAGTTAATCCCACCTTTTAAACTATCTATGTGCTGAGCTATTGTTTTACCGCTTAGCTTTTGGACTAATTCGTCAAACTTAGTCAATATATTCGCCAAGTTTTTTGATACAGCATTTCTTAAATTTCCGAATGAGGTAGCTATTCCTAAACTATTCTCTTTCGCTAATTTCGCTAAATCACCAGTGCCAGTACCTAACTCAATTAGTTTATTTTGAAAGTCATCAAAGGTTACCGTGCCTTCTTTTAAAGCAGCATATAAGTCTCTCTGTGCTGATTTTCCTGTATACCCCATTGCTTCTGCAGTCTTTTGCAACGCAAGAGGCATTGTTTCTTGTAATGTTTTCCATGATTCTAAATCGACTGTTCCTGTTGAAAGCATTTGATTAAATTGTTGCATCCCTCGATTTGCATCATCTGTAGAAGCTCCAGAAGCAAGAAAGGCGTTATTCAGAGCTAAAACAGTATCCGTGGATTTATCAAGGTCGCCAGTAATAGCCGTCATTTGTTGTGTGTTAGCTACTACGTCATCTAACTTAGTTGGTAATCCATCAATCCCATCAGAAAGTTTCTTAATAGATTTATCTGAGTCCTCAGCGCTAAAACCGAGCGCCTTCATGACCTTAGGGAACTTCTGCATTGTGTCAAAGCGTGAAACTGCATCGCCAACTGAGTTTTTGAGCACATTAAAAGCCGTACTGGCAAGCTTTACAGCACCGACAGCAACGGCCATATCTCTAATGCTCTTATTGGCTTTTGTAGATTTCCCCTCTAATTGATCCAAGTTTTTATTCAATCCAGTTACATCTTTACCGTCTACATTGACAGATATTGATACCGTTCCATCACTCATCGTCATCCTCCTCCCTTAACATATTTGGAAGAGCGTACTTACGCTGTAATTCACGCATTCTCCGCTTTTCTTTTGCATCCATTCCTTTTTGAGGTTCCCAATTTCGAATCTGGATGATGCGTTGCATAATAGAATCGTCTGGTAAACTCTCAAGAAGTGCCTGGAACTCTTGCCAAGAAAGTTTTCCTTGCTCTGCGAATAGATTTATCCCTATTTGCCTGAACGACGCATAAATGTACTTCGCGTCATAAACGATATCTAAGCTCTTTTTAGTCGGCTTTGTTGGTAATTCGTTTCCAAGTTCATCAATTTCAGGTTGATTATTTCCTTCGAATAAAATGAACTTGGATCGAATTAACTCCCACATGTCCAATTTTTCGGATAAACTTAAATCCGTTTCTCCTACTAATAATTCAATAACCAAGTCAATCTTTTGCTTACTAAACAGCTCTTTGTCTGCTAGAACATCAAACACGTCTAGCACATTGTCAAAAGCTAAATCAATTGGATAGGTTTTTTCACAAAAAGAAAAAGAGGTAACAAGCGGATCATTTAACCGCATAACTGTCACCCCTTCTTAATTGCTTTTTTCTTCAAATATTCTTTTTGAACATTAGTCGATTTGCTTTCCTGCTCTTTCTTGAACTCGTCGATATTCTGTGCAATCCCACTAGCCAAATCAAAGAATGCGTTAATCCAAGCGATAAGGTCTGGTACTTCTTTGTACAGTTTCTTAAACGCTCCATCACCAAGCATTACGTCATAGCCTAAGCCAAGCGCTTCTTTCTTCGACTCAATATCACCATCATCTTCCAATTCATTTAGTTTCTTTTCAACCTCTGCATATTTAACTTCATATTCTTCAATATGCTCCGCAGAACAATCAAAAAAGAAATCTAATCCTGCTAATGATACAGGGAACCCTGTTCTTTCAACATTAATATTTAATGCTTTCATATTCGTCCTCCTATGCTGATGCTGGAGTTATTTTCACAATGGCACTTTCTTTTCCATAGCCAATTTCATTTTTAGCTTGTGCCTTGAATTCATACTCCGATCCGTTTGTTAATCCACTAATATCACCCGTTTTTGTTGTAACTTCTTTTTCAGAGAATGTAGCCGACCCGGTTCTATACAAAATCTTATAGCCAGTAATATCCGATGCGCCGGACGGATCAGTAAGTGTGTAGCTCACTTTTCCGTCACCGGCTGTTACCTCTATAGTTGGAGCATCGGGTACTATTTTTTTGGTGTAATCTCTGGAATTCGGTCAAAAGTAATCGTGCAGCTAAAGTCTTCATATTCTGTAGCATCGCCTGCGCCTGCAATGATATCCGTTAAGGTAGCGCGTCCGATATATGTGTCGCCGTTTGTCATCACAACTTTATGCCATACTTTACGACCTTCGCCAGTCTTGTATTTCTTTGAAGCAACCAAAGCTTGCGCAGCATCTTCAGGGTCGTAAAAACCTTCAGGACTATACGCTCCTGCGACCGCCGTTACTGTCGTTTCTGGTGTTCCATCGCCATCGTAAAAACCTGTATCGTCTGTTTGCTCATCGGTATCATCGCCAATGGAGCTAATGTACTTGGCTAACCGTAACCATTCTTCACTTTCTGCTGTTGGCGCGGTTTCTTGACCTAGTGTGTATTCAGCTAAGTAATGTTCCCGTTTCGCATTCTTGTTACGAGCAAATAATTGTATATTCATTTTTAATAGCATTATTTTTCCCCCTTGAAGGTTGTTAGTTTTACTTGAAAGTCTAATAAAAAAACGAACCAGCCTTGTTCATCAGCATCATTGATGAACGGCTTGCTCGATATTGTAAGATTATTGAATTCAAATGAATTATTTGAGCTAGTTATTTCTTCTAGTTGTTCTAAATAGTCTGAGATCAACCACAATGCTTGCTCTATCTTGTCACCATCTTTTGACTTCATTGCGATTTCATAATTCAGTTGTTGGTCCTTGATACCATCATAAAACTCAGTTATTACTTGGCCGCCGGGTAACGGATAAATTACTAGGCTTTCATCCGCGGAAAGGTATCCTTTTCGAATTTTGATAGGTAACCCAGCAATTGTATTAATGGAATCTTTAATACGATCAATAAAATCCATCAGTTAACACCAGCTCCTCTCAAAAATGCTCGCTTCCATGATTTTCCGTGCAGTCCTTTAGCTTTCAAATCCCAACGTGGACCAGTGCCTGGAGTAGAATACTTCTTACCTCTCAGATAAAATTGTCGTTTTGCGTACTTCGTTTCATACAGAATCACGCTCCCGTCATTTTTTAGATGCGCGCTTGTTCGAAGAGTGTTACTTTTTCTAGGTACAAATGGATTCATATCAGCCATTGCTTGATTTCCCAATGCATACCTTCCCCGTTTCATTGCTTCAGGACTTAATTTTGCACGCACGCCTTTTATATTTACTTCTACACCCATCAGACCACCTCTAACTCATATGAGTATAAATCGTCTGTATAAGCTTCAGTAAGTCGGTCAACCTTAGTCACCGTGTGTTCTGTTCCATCATAGATAACTAATGATTGTGCTTTAAAATCGAGCATTGGATCGGTCATACCTTCATAACAAAAAATCACTGCATTATAGAGTAATTGCTTGCTGTTCGTTGAAAACGTATATTGGCTTCCGCGATCGATGCGGCAAAAAGAAATGGTTTTTTCTTCACCGTACTTAGGCTTATTCCAGTCACCTTCTCCTAGATACTCTCGATAAATAAATGAATCAACCAAGAACTCTTTTGGTGGTTTCGGCATTAACATGAGTCAACACCTCGATATAGAAGCCCTGTGCCTTCAAGATAGATATAAATGTCCTCGGCCACTAAAGATTTGCTCTCATTAGCTCCTGATGAGTTATATCGACTGCCATTTGAAACACTCGTGCGACCAGCTGAGAAAGTCTGCGGTGCTCTATTGATACTCTCAAAAGTAGCTGCCCCAAGCTCCCCGAAATACTCAATTTGACTACATAGAGCTAATTTGAATTGATCGACTCGAAACGTGACCGGATCTTCATCGATTTTATGCAATTGATAAAACCGATTCGTGATATTGTCGATCACTGCAGCGGCTTTTGAGTAAAACTGTTCGAATGTCTTTTCATAATCATCGGTTTTCCCAGTAATTGATTTGAACTCGTTAAATGTAATATAGCCCATGACTTGCCTCCTTCCATAAAAGAAAGGCTAGCCAAAAGACTAGCCTCCACTTGGTTCGGTTACTGTGACTTCACATGTTGCCGTCTTCCCGTTCACTGTCTTAGCGGTAACTGTAGCAGTCCCCGCTTTGACACCAGTGATTTTCCCTTGAACAGGTGTTACTGTTGCGATCGTTTCATTACTTGAGGTAAATTGAACCGATTTATCAGTAACATCCACTGGCGTTACAGTAGCAGATAATGTTTCTGTGGCTCCCACCGCTAGCGTAGTCGTTGTTTTGTTTAACGTTACGCCGGATGGGTCTACACTTTTGGGGCGTATGAAACGTAAATTGCTTTCTTAGCATTATCAAATACAATTGCATCGTAGTAGTCCAAACCTTTGATGGTGTCACGGTATCCGCTTCGGTCTTGAGAAGCTGGAACAGTATCGACGGTACCAAATTTCACGATTGGCGCAATCGCAGTTAGAGGTGTAATGATGAAGTTGATTGTATCTTCAATATTGATACCATTGATACGGTTTTTCGATACTTTGAGGATCGGCACACCGCCATCGATCTGAGCTACTGTACGATTGATTCCATTAATTTGCATTTGGTTTGTGGAGAAAGTTTTGCTGACTCCTTTCGCATTCTTCAATAGACGATACGTTGTAGCAGAAACAAACATCACGTATCCGCCTGGAACTTCATTATCCGTCATATATTCTTCTGCGGCATCATAGGCAGCTAGGATAGTATCTTCTGTTAATGTTTCAGGTACTTTATTCCCAGCGTTTTCAAACATTACTTGGACAGCGACTTTGTCCCGATGTGGTACCGTGATCAAGCGCTTGTGTTCTGTCACAACGTTATTGATTGTCAATGCCGCACTTTCCGATTGATCTAACTGGTCTACGTCATATCCGAACCAATCTTCATGAGTCAGCTTGATGGTTTCTTTTGCGATACTGATTTGGTTGCGAGCATTTTCCCCGTTTCGGATGTATTCAGTAGCTTCCATAAAACCTGACATTTTATTGATCCGAACCTCATTTGCACCTACGAAATCTGCTGCAGTGATGCTTTTTGCACCTTGAGTTAGTACATCCCAGACTTGAGAATCCGCACGAAATTCTTTGTCGATTGTTGCTAAATCTTTACTATCTAATACTAATGCCATAATTATTCACCTAATCTTTCTTGAATTTTTTGTACGATTGTCTTATCACTACCTTGACCGCCTCCAGAAGGATTTCCACCAGGGACGATTTCTGGCTTTTCTTTTGTGTTTGGATCGACTGATTCTTGAAACAAAAATGCTTTACTCTCTTTCAGACCATTCAGTTGCTCGTCTAAGCCTTGCAGTCCATTGTCAGTCACTTTGATCGTGTCGCGATCCAACAGACCTAAAACAATACTTTCGTCTAACGCATTCGCTTCTTTCAAAGCAAGCTTAATTGCGAAGTCTTTTTGTTGCTCAGATAACTTAGTTTCCGATTCAGATTTGATAGTGTTGAATTTACCTTGGAGATCTGCCAATTGTTGGGTGAGCTCTTCATTACCCTTTGCAGACTCCTTAAGCGAATTAAGTTCGGTTTGATTAGCTTCAAGCTGTTGGTTCGCGTTATCTCTTTCACTCTGAACAGTGGATAATTGAGTGTTCAGTGACGTAACAGTTTTACCATGCAAAGCCATCACCGATTTTGCCGTTTCTTCATCGATACCTAGTTCCAATAAATCTTCTTTCTTCATGTTGTTTCCTCCTAAGTGTTTTTTGAGTGGCAACTCCCACTTTGAGCCGTCTTTTTGAGACTTCCGAGCAGGTCTAATGAAACATTAAAAATCGTCGTACCTAAAATCTTTTAGTAGTGTATTGATAGGCGTGTAAACTTTCTCGCGTGCATAATTCCGGCTTAAATACTCATTGGAATTAACAAGATCCCGCATAGCAGACTGAGCCGCTCTGACCTTCTGACCCCAAGCTTTCGCGCTATCGGTTTGCCCAAGTGCCTCAGCAACTGCCTGATTCTTTTTCAATTTAACAATCTGGCGCTCTAATGCTCGTTGCCTTTTGATCAACTCGGCTACTTTAGCATTTTCTTTTTCGTCAAACTTAGGCTGATTATTTTCATTTACACCGGGAATATATGGGATATGCAGATGAGCACAATTGACCCCTCTATGACCACTAGCTGTGCCGTAGTCGGCTTTCCAGTATGGATCATAAATACTACGGTACTCGCTGTCAGACGGTACAGATTCACGAAGATCAACAACGTGACCTTGTATCAATGAACATGCTTGTCGAGCTCCCATGTGGCTCGTGACGATTACAGTGTGGACGCCATACTCTGCCATGCGATCCTTACGCAATTTGTCGTAAGTGTTATTTAGAGTAGATTTCAAAACAGTTCGAGCATATCGTTCTAAGCTCCATGTATGTCCGCCCTTGTCCACAAAAGTCGAGCGGATACCTTTTTGCGCCCATTCCCTAATAGTTTTTTCTAACGCTTCCTCAAACGTAAAAAGACCGCTGTTAAAAGCAGCAGTCGTCTTGTTGATTATTTCGTTAAACATTTGAGTGGTCGCAGTGCCGTAACCAAAGTTCGTGGAGAGCAGCGTTTGATTGACGTAATTGTTTAGCTCGCTCCACACTTGATCGTGGTAGGCTTTCATTATGTTATCAAGATCGTTCGGCAGTTGGTGCGGATCATAAGGCATCTGCTTGTCAATATCTCGGACGATTTTCTCGCCGGAACTTTCAAACATCCTCGTCACTTCTGATTCCGCGATACCGGTGATCTGAGAAATGACCTTGATCGCATCCTTATTGAAAAGATGCAGCTCTTGCAGCTTTTCGCGTTGCCAATCAAGTATATTTTCGTGCCCTGTATTCAGACGCTTTGCAATCAGACGTATCAGTTCACCTTCTAATGACTGATAGAGATGAGCCATGTTACTAGACCATAAATCTAGTTGATGCGGTGTGATCATGCTATCACTCCATTTCCTGCCTCAATCGGTTCATTTTCTCTTGAATTTCAGCAGCGAGTTTCGTTCGGTATTTCCCTGGTTTGGTGTTCTGCTGCTTGATTAAAAGAGAACGGATCTCTTTGTCAGAATAGAAAATAGTCGTTTTGCCCTGACATTTTTCACATTCTGCAAATTCATGAACGATCCCACCTTCTAATTTTTCGGATTCCCGAACGAGTCGCGTCAACTGACCACACTTTCCACATTGAAATAACTGATCAGACATTATTCATCATCCCCTAGCTGCTGATTCGCAGAGTTATTTTCTTGTTCCACATAATCCATTTCAAGAGCTTCGGCTCTGATCTCGTATACGATCTTCTTGGCTTCCTTCTCGGTAGCGCCAGTAAGTTTCTGAATCGCACTCAACTTCGATGAAAGCCCAGCAGTGACTAATTTGGAATAGTAGTCCGCTTTAGCGTCCTGTGATTGAAATACACCATCATCGAAATCAATATTGACTCCAAATTCCTCCGACGCAGAAAATAAATCGTAGGCGTCTGCTAATTCAAAAATAGTCGTGATCAGTTCTTTTAGTGCTTCCTCGACGATCAGAACGTTATCGGATCGTGTTGAGAACGTCTCAGAGTTCTCGCTAATTATCTCTGTCGCCGTCTTTACCGATTGACCATCAAAACTAAACGTTCCACTAGAAAAGCCTGTCTGAAGCTCAATGATACGGAGAATAAAGTTAATGCTGTCGATAAACTCAGTCGATCGCAACGATGGCGAAAACTCGTCAATGAACGGCTCATCTGATTTCAAGCGCTGATAAACTGAGGTCTTGCTGTCAAAGCGTTTGATCGGATTCCCTTTCTCGTCATAACGGACTTTGAAGAAATGATCTGACGCAAGTATTTTTCGCTTGGCTTCCTCAATCTCCCACATAAACTCATCGTATTTTTCATTGATGTCGATCAACTGCCGCTTAGCATTGTCGATCACACCAAGACTAAGCGGGCTGTTTAGATCAAGATTGTTTTTTCCAGCCAGCTTAATATAGACGAATAACGGCCGACTGAATCCCTTCATTGCCACCTCATCTTTGAGATTCTTATATTTTTCAAGTGTGGCCAGCGGAATTTTAACGCCAACTTGATTTTGTTCGTCAGATCGATACAGTTCATTGCGAATGAAATACGTTCCGTTTTCCCACTCATGAAATTCTAACAGCGTGTAGTAAACGGTCTTTTGACCCTCGGCTTGCTGGGTCACGGTCGCGATCGCCGCTTCTGAAATATCATTGGTATTCGACTGCAACGGATAGAATGTATCAGCGCGGCAATAAGATATTTTTATCTTACCGGTGTTCGTATCGACGTATGGTCGCAATGCCAAACCACCGATCGCATACCCGGCTTCTAATTCCTCGCCGAAGTTCTTCCGAAATTTGTTGTCAGAAAAAACTTCTTGAAGAAATTTGTCTGCATTGTCATCATCAACAGTGATGTCGCAGCCGTCGTTAAAGACGAGCTTCGATAATTTCCTAGACACCACTTTAGAAACGTTCAGCGAGTGGAAAGGACGTGTTGCCGATAAGCCCTCGCTATTGATATAAGAGACATCAGGAAATGTATTCTTGTAGATCCTGCGGTTTTCTCGAATCCGGTTAAATTCATTTGAGTTTACGGAAATTTTCGGATGATCCGTGATATCATTTAAAGTTTGAACGACTCCCACTTTTGCACCTCCAATTCTAAATAGAGCTTTTACTCTCTCAAACATTGCCTCACCTCTTTCTACTAGGCGATATAGGTTTTATAAAAATAATTGTTGCCGTACCTAGCCTCATCCAAGGCATGGTTATATTTATCGATCGGAAGCCCGTTGTCATTCCGAACATACATGGACAGTTCTTTCTCGAAATTGTAATGATCGAATTGATCGACGCTATCGAGTAGCAGGAACTGCCGGCTTTGGATCGTATTTTGAAGCCGTTCGATGCCGACTTCTATTTTTAAGCCATTGCTGGTAACTTTATCTGAACTATTGTTGTCAGCTCTTTCAGTATCAATACCGATAAGTTCTAATTCACTTCGCAACGTCTTACACGCTGGATCGACAAAGAACCAATTCCAGTGCGGCAGGTCTTTCCATTTCTCATAGCACCACGTCACGAACTGTTTGATCTCCTTGGCATAGATAGACATGGCCTTAGTGCTCCCTGTATCTGATCCGCTGTGGTAATAGTTAGCCAGTCGGTACAGATAGAACTTACCATCATGATTAGTGATCACCCAAAAAGCGCACGTCGTCGCATCCGCTTGGCCGCCATCAGCGGTGAAGAACGTTTCAATCACTCTCCCTTTGATCGCCGCGACTTTGTTGTCCTTGCCGAACATCGAATAGATCACGCCTTCAGGAAGGACTCGCTTACCATACCAGTCGCGATCAAGCAGATACTCACTGCTGGATAACTCGTCAAAGAGCTGCTGCTTCCGATCAGCGGACAAGATTGGATTGTCATCCGGTGTCCAATGTCGAAATAGAAAACGCCCCGATTTCTCGAAGCGATCTAATAATTCTAAATTCGGATGATTCGGAGCTGGTGGGTTCTGTTCGCCAAGATGATAGCGCCATTCTGCAGCGAAAGTCCTCCGAAATGATTCATTGATGAAATCTTTATGTAGCAAGTTAAACTCAAGAAAAGTAACAGACCCCAGAGACATACCAGTAATGGCGCCCACACTATTGGCCTTTCCGCCACCTTTGTAGTAAATCTTCTTATCACCATTTGGAGCATGAAGCAGCAAGTGATCACCGTGTTCATCGTGACGCACCTCAGAGCACTCTGCAAAAATATGCATTAAGCCATAGCCGTCACCGTCCATGAACATACGAAAGGCTTGCTCTTGGTTATATGCAGCAACCAAATGGTTTTGGTCTGGTGATCTCAAGTAAAAATCAGCCATTTTGAAAATATCGGCGGTAGTCTTCCCACTTCGCGGTGTCCCCTCGTTCAATTCAAAAGTGATTCTACTCATATCAAAGTTTATGTTTTCCTGCTGCTTATTACTAAACCTCAACTGAACCACTCCCGTCGCCGCCAGATTTAACATCTAACAATGCCTTCAACAAATCATTGCCAGCATTCGAGTTAGTGAGTTTGTTAGCTTCATGTTCTATAATATTCGCCTCTGCTTCTGCTTTTCTTGTTTGAGCATCTTTTAGTTTGTCATTAGCTAAGAATTTCATTAGCTCACTCATGGCCTTCTGTTTGTCGTATAGTTCAACGGAAATTCCGTCTTTACCTTGAGAAATTTTCTTAACCAAGGAACCATCAAAGTTATCGCTTGATTCAACATACACGTCATTAAGACGACCAATAACCTGTTCGCCTTCTTTTGTCTTTAATTTATTTCCAGCCTTATCTCTAACCTCGTATTCAGTTAGATCGACTTTGACTATATCAGTAATGTCAGCAGAGAATTGATTCACGTATTCTTGTATCAAGTCTTCAATCTCAACATGGATATTATTCTTAATCTCATTTTTGAGTCGTTTGATTTCTTTGTTAACTCCATCATATCCCATCAAGCGCCAGGCATTAGAGCTAGCTGTTTTGTAGTCAACGCCGTATACTTCTTGGTAAGCTTTCGTAGCATTGAATTTATATTTTAAATACAGCAGACAAAAGAGTTGATGTTCGTCTTTTAATTCGTCAACCTCTTCGACTTCTGCAACAGATTGCAACTTCTTTTGTGTGCAACCTTTTTCCTTTTTGTGTGCAACCTTTTTAGGTGGTAGATTACTAGTTTGATCCTGCTTGTTCCACTTCCTAGACTTCCATGCTTTTACAGTATTGATTGACACGCCGTACTTCTCTGCGATCTCTTTATACTTCATACCTTGTTGTCTGTCCTTATAGGCTAACTCCCATTTTTCCACACTAGCTCCACCACCTCTCTATGTGTATTTTCTGATGTTTTCTTGTATATGCTCATCTTTCCAATGTCCATAACCACAATAAACTAGCTTGCAATGATCAGTCTCTACTGGCGTTGCCTCTCTGGTCATTTCTACAATTGAAAACTTTGCCTTCATTTGAACAGACATCACTACACGTTTACATTGTCCTTTCATCGGCGGCGGGTATTTATTGTTTAATGACACATACCAGTAAGTTCTCATTGTTCTGATCCTTTCTAATTGAAACGCAAACGCTGTGATGGTACAATTCTATTAGGAAATCTTCTAACATAGTTTGTTTTATTTAGTGGACCACTGCGGAAACAGTGGTCTTCTTTTTTTGTGCGCAAAATAAAACAGCCTCACGAGGAGACTGCTAAACTAAGCCTTCATTCTTTAACTGCTCATATAGCTTTGTTGCTCTGTTGATTCCAATTCGCATTCTGTGTTGTAAATGAACTGGCTTTAATTTTTGTTCAACCCCGTTAAAGTCAATTGCTATCTTTCTAGCTTCACTAATTAATTCATCGTCCATAATTATTTTTCCTCCAATAATCGGCCATCGAAAATGTAGGTTTTCGGCCAAAATAAAAAGACCACTCAATGAGTGATCTAATAAAAATCGGACCAACGCCACTAAAGCTCGCTAGTCCTACAAACAATGATTTGTTTTTTCCTATTGACGTGACCGTGATCGAACCGGCGACCTCCTGATTAAAGCGCTCTACCAACTGAGCTACACGTCTAAGTCACTGGAGTGGCACTGCCCCACTCACAAGGGTTCCGTGTGGTGTCACCCACCGATCATCAGTATACTCCCTCTTCATAGACCATTCCTGCGTCTTCTACTTCCGCCACAGTGACATAAAGACGGCACATGAACTTTAAAGTTGAGGAGCGTTTCTTCACATCCTCTTCTTTTATTTTTTGCGTGCCGCCATTAAATCCACCAAGCTAGACGTTTGTATGTTAAGAGGTATAAGGAGAAACTTCATGCCAATAAAGTCAGGTTGGGTCATCTGCTCGGTGGATTAATCACATTTATTTCACGCTATCATAGTAACACTTTTAATGTACACTCGTGGCGCCACAAACGCGCCCTACAACCAATCAATTACAACATCCACTCCAAAGATAAATACTGATAGCTGCTCAACAGCCTTTTTTATCCACTTCCCTATCGTCCTTCGATCAACAGCATATTTAGAAGCAATGTATTCATCAGCAAAACACTTAGGAAGCAGGTACTTCATGTTTAAAATATCATAGGCTCGCTCATCCTCTGCTTTTAGTTCAACTAAAGCCTTATCGACATGTTTCATTAATTTCGCTGTTTTCGCTTTATGTTCTAGTAGGCTATCTACGTCAAAGCGCCAGTCATTCCACATCGAAGCAAAATCTTCCTCGACTTGCTCCTCTACTATTTTGCAGTGAGTTTTTAATCTGTAGTAATTCCTCAAGAGTGTCCTTGTATTATGGTATGAATTGGACCTTAGCTCTTTTCGCCTTTGCTTAGTCGCTTCCACTAACCTAGCAACTACTTTCTCAGCGATCATATCTAGCTGAGATTCTGGCAGTTCATGTACTTGAATTTCCAAATCGTTTCCTCCCAATCAAATTATTCCCCAAAGTATTTGTTATACACATATTAACAGGTTTATCCACAATATGTCGTGGGAACCTATTTTCGCCTACAATATATTGTGTTTACTACATGATAGGCGACGTTGCCGGATCTATTCTATCCTTCCGTCCCATTGTTCTAATAAGCTTATGATCGCAGCAATATGAATAGAGTAGTCGCTTATACCTGCTTTCAAAATCCATTTTTGATGGT